ACAGATACAGACAATAGAACAGAAGAAAGAAGAAACAGATTCAATGGCGAATCTGTTATGCTAACTAAAGAAGAGGCAGACAAACATGACGCGTTGTTTATGCATGAACTAATGGCAACAATAGAAGATAAGACACTTGGCACTGGTGCAAGCAAGCACTGGCAAGAGATGAGAAATCATCTTGATTGGTTTATGAAGAACAATGCCAAAGCATACATGGTTCTATTAGATTAATTCAAACTATTACGAGGCGCTAACGCGCCTCGTATCTTTCTGCTAGTCGCTTAATACTTATATTATTTATTAATGGCTAGTAACTTGGTACCTTTATTATTATCATAGAGGTACCAACCTCGATCCTAAAAAAGACAATCTATATTAATGTAAAACCCCCTCTCTCAAAAGGGGTCCCACTGCTTTAGACTATGTCGCTTGATTTACATGGTCGTTGGTGGTAAAAACGTTTTGACACCCATAAGAGTACTTATGCCTGATATTAAAAAAATTTTAAAAGAATTAGATATAAACAACCTAGAACCTGAGACTCGAAAAGAATTAAAAAAATTAATACTTCAAAAAGACCTCAAACAAAAACATAGTAAAATTCAAAATGATTTTATGCATTTTGTAAAACATATGTGGCCTGAGTTTATTGAAGGAGACCATCATAAAATTATTGCAGAAAAATTTAATAATTTAAAAGCTAGAAAGATTAAGAGACTCATTGTGAATATGCCCCCAAGGCATACAAAATCTGAGTTTGCATCTTTTCTTCTTCCTGCGTGGATGATTGGTAACAACCCAAAATTAAAAATTATTCAAGCAACCCACACAGCTGAACTTGCTGTAAGGTTTGGTCGTAAGGCTAAGCACTTGATGGACAGTGAAGAGTATAAAGAAGTCTTCCCTACAAGACTTATGGAAGATAGCAAAGCTGCTGGTCGCTGGGAAACAGCACAAGGCGGCGAGTACTTCGCTGTTGGTGTTGAAGGTGCTGTAACTGGAAGAGGTGCTGATTTGTTAATTATTGACGATCCACACTCGGAACAAGATGCTATGAACGATAAAGCATTACTTCGAGCTTATGAATGGTACACATCTGGACCAAGACAACGTCTTCAACCTAATGGTGTTATTGTTTTAGTAATGACTAGATGGAACACAAAAGATTTAACAGGACTTTTACAAGCTGCACAAAAAGAACCTAAAGCTGATCAATGGGAAGTTGTAGAATTTCCAGCTATCTTGCCATCAGGTAAACCTGTGTGGCCAGAGTATTGGGACATAGATCAATTACTATCTGTTAAAGCATCTGTTGCATTACCTAAATGGAATTCACAGTATATGCAGAACCCGACTTCTGAAGAAGGAGCTATATTAAAACGGGAGTGGTGGAAAAAATGGCCTGAAGATCAAGGCATTCCCCACTGTGATCACGTAATTCAAAGTTATGATACGGCTTATTTAAAAAAAGAAACGGCAGACTTTAGTGCCATTACAACTTGGGGTGTTTTTAGGCCCAGTGAAGATGGTCCGCAGCAATTGATTTTACTTGACGCCGTAAAAGATAGATACGAGTTCCCAGAATTAAGACGCGAGGCACTAAAATTATATAAATATTGGAAACCTGAGACTGTTTTAATAGAGGCAAAAGCCAGTGGTCTTCCTTTAACTTATGAATTAAGGAATATGGGTATTCCCGTTATCAATTTTACCCCGTCTAGAGGTAACGATAAACACGCTAGAGTTAACTCAGTGGCCCCTTTATTTCAGTCGGGCCAGGTTTGGGCCCCTACTCATCTTCAATTTGCTCAAGAAGTGGTAGAAGAGTGCGCAGCATTTCCTTTTGGAGACAATGATGACTTAGTGGATAGCACCACCCAAGCAGTTATGAGGTTTAGACAAGGAGGATTCTTAACCCATCCGGAAGATTATAAAGACAAACCCCGTCCACATGTGCTAAAAGAATACTACTGATGAAAACTTTAATTGACATATATAAAAATTTAGCAAAATTAGGAATTAAGCCTAAAGATATTATAGGTATTGGTGGAAATATTAAAAAATTTGGTAAATCTTTGTTTAATCATCCAATTGGGACAGACATGTTAAGATGGATTAGACAAAATGATAAGTTACCTAACAAAGTTATAGAGCAAATTAAAATTCATGCGCGAAGTTTAAAAAATGCTAATGATAAAGACCTTGTTATTTTTAATGAAAACATAAAAAGAATTATAACGGCTAAAAATCCCCCAAGTGCCGACATAGTCAAGTTGCCAGTTTCTAGAATCAAGCGACCAGAGACAAAAATTGATGAGTCAGATCTACCACCACCAGGAAGTAGAGGTGAACCAGACGATATTGCAGCACCATTTCAAGATGCTGAGACAACAATTGCAAATATAACGAGTCAAATGTCTAAAATTAATAGGACTTCAAAAAACTTAGAGAAGGTAATCAAGGAATACGAAAATATTTATAAACCTAAAGGTGCAGAAGTCGATAAATGGATGAAAGCTATTGCTGATAAAGAAAAACAAATGAATTTTCAAACTTCTGACGTTAAAAATATTGATGTTGCTAAAATATTGTTCAATGAAACAAATGAATTTGCTGCCGCTAAGGGAGAAGCAAGACTTATTTTAAATAAAATGGAAAAAGACGGTTTAATTAGCGGAGTTATAGATAAATTAAACAAAGGAGCCGATCCTTTGTTAATGTTCCAAAATACTTTTGGAAATAAGGCTCTACTTAACCTTCCAAATCAAGGATCGGTGCAATCTGCAGAATATTATGCTAAATTTTTGAAAAATGCTAGAGATGCAAAAGGATTAAGAGTGGATGATCCAAATTTTAACAGAGAGACACTTGATTTAAGTAAATTAAATTTAGATGACATAGATATGGTACCTCCTTATGCACGAGGTGGTATTGCTGATCATTTTAGGAGCAGATAATGTATACCAATTGGTTACAAAGAAAATATAAACCAAATTTAAGAGAAAGGTTTGATTTAGCAGATGGTGGTCGTTTACCATTTAAAGAAAATCCTCAGAAAAATTTTTTTATGGGAGGAGAAGAGGCTTCTAAAAAAGGAGCAGAGATATCGGCAGCTAAAAGAAAGATAAATGTGACTGAAGTAAGTGATTCACTTGCTAAAAAAATTAAACAGACAAAAGTAAAAGGAATGGGTGTAGTTTTGGAAACTACTAGTGGAGGTGGTAAAGTAATTAGGGTTAGGATGACTAATCCAGCATTAGATGTTTTTAAAATAAATTCTTTGCCTGCAACAGAAGAAAATTTGAAAAAAATTCAAAATCATTTAGAAAATGTAAAAAATACTGATGTTTATAAAGATAATATTAAACCACCTAAAGGTGATAAAGAAAAATTAAAGTCTAAAAAAACTTCTTACTACGTAATGAAGGCAACAGATCCAGAATGGGTTTATAAAGAAATTCAGAAGCTTAAAACAAAAATATTATCAGGCGAAAGTTCTTCTCAAAAAGTTATTCACCATATGGCGGATAAAACAGAGCTTCAAACATTAAATAAGTTAGCTTTAATTGATAAAGACATTAATAACTTAGATTCGATGAAGAAAGCAGAAGATACTATTATTAGATTAAAGAAAATAAGAAATTGGGCTTTAGCAAGACCAAGTACAACTTTTAATAATAGAATTTTAGAAGCAATCAACGCCAGATTAAAAAGAATTGTAAAAAACGATTTGGTAAAAACAGAAGCTAAAGGATTAAAGTTTGTTGACATTGTAACGCGAGCGGAAGACGGAACTATTACTACTAAAAGTATTGGTGGAGATACATCGTTATCTATTGGTAAAAATACTAAATTAGGTGATATTGATTTTAAAGAATTAAAAAGAGGAAATTTAAATAGAACTCAAGTTATTAATTTAGCTATTAATGAATTAAAAGCTTTAGAACAAAGTGAACTTTTAAAAATAGCTAAATCTGTAGATTGTCCTATTAAAAAAGCAGACGGCGGAAGAATTACTTATGCATCTAGTGTAGATATGATTGGATGTATTTCCAATAAACTTAATAAAAATCCAGAGACTTTTTTAAAAAGAGTTAAAAATTTACCTATGGCTTCACTTAAACTTATAGATCAAGCTTTAACTCCTTTACTCACTCCTGTTGCTACAGTGGTGTTACAGGGATCAAGTTTTGATGTAAAAAATCCAGCTAATTATTTATCCCCTATTTTTTGGGAAAGTGTAATTAAAAGATACGGAGCAACAACAACATTAAAAATGATTACACAGGTACCTGGTTGGAAAAATAAATTAAAAATTTTAGGTGATGTAGTTATTAGAGCAGGAATGCCTGTAGCAATGGTTAACACTTTGTCGAGAGCATCGGTGCCAGCTGCGGCTATTACAGGAGCCTATCAAATTTTTGATAAATCCCAGCCAAATCTTTTACGTGATGAAAAAGGAGATCCTTTAGTGGATCCTGATAAGGCACCTTTCTTATTAAGCGAAATGATGAAGTATCACGATAAAAAATTCTTACCAGCTGACGTATATGAAAAAGAACATGGAGATTCTGAGCCCGATCTTCCTGATGTGTTTAAAGAACGGATTAAATGAAAAACCCAACATTAGTTAAAAACATGAAGAATGTTAAATGGAAAGCAATTCCTCCTTTAAGAGGACCAGACCCGAAAGGGTTGATTAATAAGCCAAAACAAGATAAACCAGAAAGATTGGAGAAAACAAATGGCAGACATAGACAAATCCTTACCTAACGTAAGGCAGACTACTACAATTCCCGGACCACAACAAGAAGCAGAAATAGTTTCTCAAATGCAAGAAACTGTTCCTACTCACCAAGATACAGAAGTTACAGAAAACGAGGATGGAAGTGTAGACGTTAATTTTTCTCCTGGAGCAGTGGCTCCGGAGCAAGGATCAAATCATTACCAAAATTTAGCTGAACTTTTACCTGATTCAATTTTAGAACCTCTTGGATCTGAGTTGATGGGTAACTATACAGATTACAGAGAATCCAGAAGAGAATGGGAAAGATCTTATGCAAAAGGTTTAGATCTTTTAGGATTTCAGTTTGAACAAAGAACACAACCATTTCAAGGAGCTTCAGGTGCTACTCACCCCGTTTTAGCTGAAGCTGTCACACAGTTTCAATCACAAGCTTATAAAGAATTACTTCCTGCGAATGGTCCAATTAGGACTCAAATTTTAGGAATGGCTACTCCTCAAAAACAGGACCAAGCGACAAGAGTAAAAGATTTTATGAACTACCAACTTATGGATGTCATGAAAGAGTATGAACCTGAATTTGATCAAATGTTATTCTATTTGCCATTAGCAGGTTCAACATTTAAAAAAGTTTATTACGACGATTTAATGGGACGAGCTGTATCAAAGTTTGTTCCGGCGGATGACTTAGTGGTTCCGTATTCGGCTACCTCATTAGAGGATGCGGAATCCATATGTCATGTATTAAAAATTTCAGAGAACGATTTACGTAAACAGCAGGTTGGAGGATTTTATAGAGATATAGAACTCTATGCACCTTACGCAGAAGAATCTGAAGTTAAGAAAAAAGAACGAGAGCTAGAAGGTACTTCAGCAACGGGTTATCAAAAAGATAATAAGATATACACGTTAATTGAATGCCATGTCGATCTAGATCTTGAAGGGTTTGAAGACAGAGGCGAAGATGGAATGCCAACAGGAATTAAGCTTCCATACATTGTCACAATTGATAGTAGCTCAAGAAAAGTTTTATCAATTAGAAGAAACTTTAAAGTTGATGATCCCAAGAAATTAAAAACACAATACTTTGTGCATTTTAAGTTTTTGCCTGGTTTAGGTTTTTATGGATTTGGATTAATTCATATGATTGGCGGTTTAACAAGAGCAGCCACAAGTGCTCTTCGTCAACTTTTAGATGCAGGTACCCTCTCCAATTTGCCTGCAGGATTTAAGCAGAGAGGAATTCGTGTAAACAACGATGCCCAATCTCTCCAACCTGGTGAATTTCGAGATGTCGATGCACCAGGTGGAAACCTTAAAGATGCTTTTATGACTTTGCCTTACAAAGAACCTTCAGCGACATTATTACAATTGATGGGAATTTGTGTTACGGCTGGCCAGCGATTCGCGTCAATTGCTGACATGCAGGTAGGTGACGGGAACCAACAGGCTGCTGTTGGAACTACTGTAGCTCTTTTAGAACGTGGTTCGAGAGTCATGTCAGCGATACATAAGAGACTGTATGCGTCTATGAAAATTGAGTTTGTTTTATTAGCAGATGTATTTTCAACGTATCTACCTCCAGTGTATCCGTATGATGTGGTGGGTGGAAATAATCAAATTAAGCAACAAGATTTTGACGATAAAATAGATATACTTCCTGTAGCAGATCCAAATATATTTTCTTCTACTCAAAGAGTTTCTATTGCACAAACAGAATTACAATTAGCACAATCAAATCCCCAAATGCATAATATGTACGAAGCGTATAGGGATATGTATGAGGCAATAGGTGTTAAAAACATTGATCAAGTACTACCGCCTCCTGCACAGCCTCAACCAAAAAATCCAGCATTAGAACACATAGATGCTTTAGGTGGAAAACCTTTTCAAGCATTTACTGGACAAGACCATCAATCACACATTACAGCGCACTTAGCTTTTATGGGTACAAACATGGCAATGAATAATCCGGTGATTTTATCAGCTTTAGAAAAAAATATTTTTGAACACATGGCATTAATGGCCGATGAACAAGTTCAACTAGAGATGAGAGATAATATTATGCAAATACAACAGATTCAGCAAACAATTCAACAAAATCCACAAATGCAAGAGGATCCTCAAATTAAACAAGAGCTAGAAAGACTTCAATTAGAAGTAGAAGCTAGAAAAGCTGTTTTAATTGCAGAAATGATGGAAGAGTTTGTTAAAGAGCAACAAAAAGTAATGGGAGGTTTTGGTAATGACCCAATTGCTAAATTAAGAGCTAGAGAACTAGATCTTAAGGCTCAAGACAATAAGAGAAAAGAAAAAGAAGACGAAGCTCGAATTAATTTAGATAAAACTAAAATGTTAATGAATAGAGATCTTCAAGAAGAGAAAATGGATCAAAACGAAGAATTAGCTATGCTTAGAGCTGCAACATCTATTGAAAAACAAAAAATGTCAAATCGTGCAAAAGCAAAATCAGATGCAACGAAAAGATTTGATGTTACTAAACTCAAAGGTCCTAGAAGCTAATGCCTTTTCAATCTGAAAAGCAACGAAGATTTCTACACGCTAATCATCCACAAATAGCAAAGCGTTGGGAAAAAGAATATGCAGGGGGTGGAACTGCACATTTAAATTTTGAACTTAATCAACTGCCTGAATATTATTTGCAAGCTAAAAAAGGAGGCATTGCAAATCATTTTAGAAAAAAGTTTGAAGATGGAACAGAAGATCCTGAATATTTAGGATGGTTAAAAACATATGAAATAAATCCAGATGCAGCAGCCATGCATCCTAATCATGAACACTATTTACAGATATATAATGAAAGTATGATGCAACAAACATCTAGTAATGGAATTTTAGATACTGAAGAAAGTGAAATGGATGTCACAACCGCAGAAGCTCCAGATGAAAATACTGGAGGAGAAATGATCAATCTTTTTGCAGAAAATGTTGAAGATCAATCTAATGCTCCTACAACTTTATTTATGAACAGTGGGGGAATATCACAGCTAGTTAAATCTAGTGGCAATGGTAAACGACCTGGATATAGAGGTAGTGACTGGGGGGATTGGGCAGGTGGAGAATTTGATACTTCAGCACCAAAGAGTTCAGCTCCTAGTACAGTTAACATAGGAGCGAGTCTCCATGGTGGACCTTCGGTTAAAGAAACTTTTAAAAATTTGGAAGACAAACAACATAGAGAAGCAGTTAATACAGAATTTCAAGGTACTGTGGAAATGCCCTACGCTTTAGATCTGCATGGAATAACACCTTCAAAGAATCAACGAGTAACAATTCATCAGAAGAACGTAGATAAGAAAAAATTAAACTATGAGAAAACATTAGCCACTCAAAAATCAAAAATGATGAAGACGGGACTAAGCAAACTTGTTATGCCCGCTATTATGATAGCCTTCGGAGTTCCACCTAAAGCGGCTGTAAAGAGTATTTCATTGGGTAAAGGTGATTTTTATAACATAGTAAAAAACAGCATTCCTGTAATGCAAGCAAAAAAAGAATATATTAGAGCTCTTGAAAATGCCAAAGGAGTGATATTATCAGATGTTGATTTGAATAATCCGAAGGAAATGAAAAGTCTAGAAGAGACAACCAATCTTGTAAAAATAAATGAAGAGATAAAAAATTTAACTAAAAAGAAAGATGACGATGAAGAGACTAGAGATGGTCAACCAGAATTACCTCCTATTTTAGAGGAACCTGCTGATGAAGAGGACCAGTATGCTTCATTTATAACTGATTATTTAGGAAAAATTCGAGAGAAACAACAATTAAGGGCTTCTTTAAAAGATAAAGATATAATTCAAGATAATGAAATTGCAACAGACGATATAACAATGACATTAAATAAGGGTGGACTTGCAAACTTATTTAGAGTAAAAAATCAATATTAGGAGAAAATTATGAGAAATGATTTTGGAAATAGACCTTATAAACCTAGATTCCCATATTCATCAGATAAGGGATCTAAGAAACAGGGCTATGATGACAGACTTGACGAATCTCTAGGAATGAGAGACGGCAAAGAATCAACTAAGTCTCAAAGCTTTAAAGCTAGAAGAGACGAATCAAAAGGCATGGAGAAAGCATCTGGTAATAGAGCTTATGCTTCTGTCGGAACTATGGATAAATAATATGGCAAATACTAGAAGAATGAATAGACTTGAAGAACTTGGAAGAGTAGATGCAGAAAAAGCATGGACTAAAAAAGGTAAAAGAAATCTTAAAGACGAGAAAAAAAGAATCGTAAGAGAACTTAAAGCTACCGGTGGCTCTGTTAAAAAACAAGGCTACAAAGATAGAGAAGATGAATCTCTAGGTATGAGAACTGGAAAAGAATCCACTAAGAAACAGTCTATGAAAGATCGTAGAGATGAGTCTTATGGAAAATGGGGTAGTAGACCAAACCAAAGCATTAATAAAAAAGGTGGTGGAATTGCTAAAAGAGGTTTAGGAAAAGCTTTTAGAGGCGGTGGTTTAGTCTAATGAAAGATTGGCAAAAAGGATCTGGTTACGTTGCAGAACCAAAAATTAAAAAAGACCCTTGGTCTAGCAAAGATGGTTATGCACAAGCTAAAACAATTGAAGCAACTGATCCAACAGAATCTCAAACTGTTACAGTAAAAGGTAATAGAGCAATCAGAAAAGATAAGAAGCCAGTTAAAGCTACTTGGTACTAATTTATGGCTTGGTTCAGCTTAGCTAAAATCGCATTACAAGCTGGCGGTAAAATTTACGCTAATAGACAAAAAGCAAAAGTTGCTATGTCTGATGCACAACTTTTACACGCAGAGCGTCAAGCTCGTGGTGAGGAAGCTTACCAGGGAAAATTATTAGAAGCGCGTCAATCAGACTACAAGGACGAATTTGTCCTCGTGATTATTTCGGCGCCCATAATTGTGTTAATGTGGGCAGTGATGTCGGACGATCCGGCAGCAATGGAGAAAGTAAAGCTTTTCTTCGAATATTTCCAGTCATTGCCGTCATGGTTCACCAATTTGTGGATACTTGTAGTTGCGTCGATTTTTGGTATAAAGGGAACACAAATTTTTAGAGGAGGCAAAAAATAATGCCAGAATATTTTAGAAGTACAGCAAAGAAACCAGCATCTACTAAAGTCCGTAAAGGATATAAAAAAGGTGATTGGATTCAAGATGCAATTAAAAGACCGGGAGCATTTACCAAAAAAGCCAAAGCCGCAGGAATGTCTGTAGGGGCATATGCTAATAAGGTTTTAAAGAAAGGAAGCGACGCTTCAACTAGAACCAAGAGACAAGCTAATCTTGCAAAAACTTTAAGAAGTTTTCATGCAGATGGTGGTTTAACTAAAGTTGGTGGTTACAAACCAGTTTTAGGAAGTAATAAATTTGGATATCCAAGTGGTGGGGTACCCGTTAAAAAAGGTGGAAAAGTATAATGGAAGGAATGCATTTACTTTTTAAGTTACAGAAAGAAATTAAAACTGTTCAAGATAATTTGTCAGGTGTTCTGTTAAATGGACAGGTTGACAAATGGGAAAAATATCAATATATGGTAGGACAGCTAAAAGCGTATCAAATAGTATTACAGGAAATCTCTAACCTGCTAAAAGATAAGGAGCATGAAAATGAAGACACAACAACCAATATCCACAAACTCAAACCAAAAGATTAAATTACCCGATACATCTTTAGTAGGTTTAAAAAAATCAGAAGAACAAAAAGAAGTTACCAACGAAAGCTCCAAATTACCTCAACCAACTGGTTGGAGAATTTTAGTTTTACCATTTAAAATGAGTGAAAAAACTAAAGGTGGAGTAATTATGAATGAGTCTACGTTAGAACGACAACAAGTAGGTTCACAAGTAGGAAACGTTTTAGCTATGGGACCAGAAGCTTACACAGGTAAGCGATTTGAAAATTCTGGACCGTGGTGTAAAAAAGGAGACTGGGTAGTGTTCGCACGATACGCAGGATCTAGAATACAAATAGAGGGTGGTGAAGTGCGTTTGCTGAACGATGATGAAGTTTTAGCAACAGTCAAGGATCCAATGGATATCTTGCATCAATACTAATATAAGGAGAAAACTATGCCAGAAACAGAAAAAAAAGATGATAAGATCATAGACTTACCAACAGATGGTCCAGGAGCCGAAGTTACATTACCAGAAGAAACGGTAAAAACTGATATTGACGTTCCTGAAAAAAAACCCGAGGGAGAAGTAGAAATTAAAGAGACTCCTCCTAAGGAAGAAAAACCTTCCGAGTTAATTAAGGAAGAAGAACCTAAAAAAGAAGAGCCTAAAAAAGAATTAGAAGAGTATAGCGAAGGAGTTAAGAAAAGAATCGCTAAACTTACTAAACGTATGCGTGAATCAGAACGTCAAAGGGATGAGGCAACGAAATACGCAAGAACGGTTCTTCAAGATAATACTAGTCTTAAAAGTAGGTTATCTAAATTAGATACAGGTTATGTATCTGAAATGGAAAATAGAATTTCGTCTTCACTTAGTGCCGCTCAATCTAAATTAGCTGCAGCGAGAGAAGAAGGAAGTATAGCCAAAGAAGTAGAGGCCCAAAAGGAAATTGCTAAACTAGGTTATGAAGAAGCAAGATTAGCTGAAATGAAGACAAGACAAGCTAATAGTGCAAAAAAAGAGGAAAGTGTATTAAAACAACCTAATATTCAACAAGATATTCAGCCATCTCAAAGACCAAAACCTGATGCAAGAGCAACAGAATGGGCAGAAAACAACGAATGGTTTGGTAAAGATAGTGCCATGACCTACACAGCGTTTGATTTGCACAAAAAATTGGTTGAAGATGAAGGGTATGACCCCCAATCTGAAGATTATTATGGAGAACTCGATAGAAGAATAAAGCTTGAGTTTCCCCATAAATTTGGTAAGAATACAGAACAATCGACTAAGCCGACTCAAACTGTAGCATCTGCTACGCGAGCCGTAAATAAAGCTGGTCGCAGAACTGTGAAACTCACATCATCGCAGGTAGCAATTGCTAAAAAATTGAATGTGCCACTTGAAGAATATGCTAAACAATTAAGTAACGTAGAGGAGTAGAAGCATGAAAAAAAATAAAACTAAAGTGACTGAAACTGCTGAAGCAGTAGAGGTTAAAGAAGACTCTCGCGCATCCACAACTAGAGAAGCTGAAAAGCGTCCTGTTGAATGGAAAGAACCAAATGCTTTGGATTCACCCCCTGCGCCGGATGGATTTCGACACAGATGGATAAGAGCCGAAAGCTTAGGATTCGATGACACTAAAAATATTGCTGGTAAATTAAGATCAGGATATGAATTAGTTAGAGCAGACGAATATGAAGCACAGGGTTATCCAGTCGTTGCAACTGGCAAACATAAGGGAATAATCGGAGTAGGAGGTCTGTTGCTGGCCAGAATACCTAATGAGATCGCCGACGCACGAAGTCGTTTTTATAGCCAAAAAGCTCAAGAGCGAAACGATGCAGTCAAGAACGATCTGCTGAAGGATCAGCACCCGAGTATGCCTATCAGTTATGATAGTACAAGTACTCGTAGCAAATCTTTCGGTGGTAAGTAAAAGTTTTTTAACAATTACGACCAACGGAAATAATTAACCGTGACTGGAGGTCCGCAAGGACAGGTCACACACGGAGGAAACAACTATGGCTAATCAAGATGCCGCTTTCGGTCTAAGACCGTTAAAAACTGTTGGTCAACAAGATGATTCCACTGGAATGGGACAACATTGGATAGACGCTGCAGAAGCTAGTGCTATGTATCAAGGTTCTTTGGTGAGTTCACCAGGAACAGGAACTGGATACATTGATATCGCTGGTTTAACTGATGTCTTAAATGTTGGAGCATTTTGGGGATGTTTCTATGATGATCCAACTACAAGAAAACCTACGTTCAAAAACTACTACCCTGGAGGAATAACTCCTCCTCAGAGTCAAGATATTGAAGCTTTTGTTTATGACAGCCCGTATCAGATGTTTGAAATTCAATCAGCTGCTACAGGTGCTTCTGCTCAGGCAGACATCTACAAATGTTGCGATCTTGCTTCTAATAGTGGAAGTACTTCGAACGGAGTATCAAGCGCTGAATCTGCAGACACTTTTGGAGCAGGTCCAGCCCAATTAAAAGTAATGGGAGTTTCTAGAGATCCAAAAAATAACGAGATAGGTTCAGCTAATGTAAATTGGCGTGTTCAGATCTGTGAACATTTATTTGGTTCTGGAACTGCCGGCGCAGCCAACTAATAGGGAAGGAGATAACTAATGGCAATATCACGACAACAACTAGTTAAAGAACTAGAGCCAGGTTTGAACGCCCTGTTCGGCTTGGAATATAAAAGATATGATTCAGAGCATGAAGAAATTTATGCAAAAGAATCTTCTGACAGAGCTTTTGAAGAAGAAGTAATGTTATCTGGCTTTGCTAATGCATATGTTAAACCTGAGGGTTCAGCGGTTGCATTTGACAACGCACAAGAAACATTTACTGCAAGATATACTAATGAAACAGTAGCTCTTGCATTCGCTTTAACTGAAGAAGCTATGGAAGACAACCTGTATGACAGACTTGCGTCTCGTTATACAAAAGCACTAGCAAGATCAATGGCTAACGCTAAACAGATCAAGGCAGCAACACCTTTGAACCAAGGACTACCGTCAGTAGCGGCAGCTTCTTCGTTTCAATCAGGTGACAATGTTAACTTGTTCAACACAGCGCACCCAACGATTGCTGGTTCTTTCCAAAACACGTTAACAACTCAGGCAGACCTTAACGAAACTTCATTGGAGCAAGCTTTAATAGACATTGCAGCAATGACAGATGAGAGAGGGTTAAAAATTGCAGCTAGAGGAATGAAAATGATTGTTCCACCTGAAAATCAATTTAACGCTGACAGATTGTTAAAATCTCAAGGAAGAACTGGTACTGCAGATAATGATATCAATGCAATCAAAAACATGGGAATGATCCCTGAAGGTTACAGAGTAAATCACTATCTAACAGACACTGATTCTTTTTACATCATTACTGATGTACCAAATGGGATGAAGTACTTTGAAAGATTACCTATCCAAACTAAAATGGAAGGTGATTTCTCAACTGGAAACGTGAGATACAAAGCTAGAGAAAGATACGTCTTCGGATGTTCTGACCCTAGAGGTATCTTCGGAGTTGAAGGTAACTAATCAATAAATTAAGAGGCCGCCTAAAAACGGCCTCTTTCTTAATTATAACAGGTGTGTTCATGAAAAAATTCCTAGTACAGATATGGGCTTACGATTATCACGCTAAATTTGAAGTTTTAGCGGAAGATAGCGTTGATTCTATTGAACAATCAATCCTTGACAAAATAGGAGAAAAGACTATAAAATGGGAATACATGGGGGAGAATGTTTATTCTACCCAAGTTAACAGAATAACTTATGAGGAAGTTATCTATGATACAAGACCTATACAAACACAAAAGGTCCTTGGAGTTGAGGTGGCAACTAGAGTATGAACAGTTTGGTAAATATACTCTGGATATGGTCAGAATTGATGACAAAATTAAAGAAGTCATCACTGAGATCAAACTCGAAGAAAATAAGATTGCTGATAGACAAAATGCAATCGAAGGCGCTGCTGCCCAAGTTTCTGTGGCTACTTAAATAAACGCCACATCGCTGAAATCGTACATTTCCTGTAGGATCTCTTGCACTCTACTCAAATCTAATATATAAATTACTCACTATACATTTTAAAACGATATATAGACGCGTATAGTCGACGGCCTAGAGACTATATATCAGAAACTAGGAGGATAAAATTATGGCAAGAACAAACTTTTCTGGACCTATCAATGAAGGTAATGTCCAGCAAAACAATCAAAGTAACACGACAACTTACAAACCAGGGTTAACAAGAAACGTAGGGTTTGTAGTAGCAGGTCAATCTTTTTGGCTTGATCACAATGCGTTTACTTTAACAGCAGCAGGCGTTGCTAACGTAGCAGCGGCAGCACAACCGGCAAGTGGTAATATGACTTTAACTGCAAATGCAGCTACAATCGGAACTACTATTATGCCGTCAATTAACGGTTATGGTGGAGCAGCACAGGTTACTATAACTTCTGCAGCAGACGACAGTGGAAACGAAATGGTGTTAACAGGAACTGATATTTACGGTTTACCGCAAACAGAAACTGTTCAACCTATGGCTAATGCTGGCACAGTACAATCTACTAAAACTTTTGCAACGATTACAGATGCACAAGTTAACTTAACATCTAGTGGAGCAGCTCAACAACCAGCAGGTAACGTTTCAATTGGTGTTTTAGCAACAGATAAAATGACGGTGCTTTGTCAATCAACTTACAATGGTTTTCCAGGAGTTGGTTTTGGTACTGCAGGTTATCAACCAAGTGGAACTTATGGTTCAACTGTCCAAAGTAACTTAGCAAATAATATTGTAATTCCAAAAAATTCAAGAATTATGAATATTTCGTTAATTACTGTTGAAGACCCAGGTCAAACAGCAGCGTTTGAATTTGGAGCTAACATCGGTCAATCAAGCACTACTGATACACACGACCTAAACTACTTTACAACTACATCAGCTAGTTTAAGAGCAGTTGGTCAGTATAATTTAGGTGGAGCTGGCGGAGCTGGTGGTTTAGTTCCTGATCATGCTAATTGTTACAACACTTCATATGGAGACACTAATCCATTTGCAGCTGATAAATTAGTAACAGTTACATGTGACTTTGGTGCAGCTATCACTGCAGGTGAGTGGATGATTAATTTCACTTACTTACAAGGTGTTAACGGTACTAACTAATAATTT